GTCCATGAGCATTGGCTCCTTTCGAGGTAATGGATTTGTGGTGAACTCATTATACACGAAAAGGGAGGTCAATGCTCTTTTTATTTGCAAACCTCCGATAAATCAAGGTTTTAAAGGATTTAGAACAATAAAAAACAGGTAGTTTTTGACACTACCCACTGAGCTGAGGAGGATTCAGATATGAGCATGATGAAGAAGATTGAGATTGACGGGAAGGCGGTTGCTTTTAAGGCATCTGCCGCCATTCCGCGTATTTACAGGATTAAATTTCAGAGGGATATCTACAAGGATTTATCTGTGCTGGAAAAGAGTATCGGGGATGGGGATCCGGAAAAGTCTTCCCTGGATCTGTTTTCCCTTGAGATGTTCGAGAACATTGCGTATGTGATGGCGAAGCATGCGAATCCGTCGATTCCGGATAATCCGGAGGAATGGCTGGATGAGTTTAATACATTCAGTATTTACCAGGTTCTGCCGAAGCTGATCGAGCTGTGGGGAATGAACATCAGGACGGATGTGGAGGCTAAAAAAAACTTCATGCAACAGACCGTGAAATGACTACTCCTCTGTTTCTTCTCCGGTGTGTGCAGCTGGGGATTTCCATCCGGGATCTGGATCTGCTGACTATCGGGATGGTGAATGATATGTTTGTGGAGAGCAGGAACGATGAGTATAAGGGATGGAGACAGGTTGCCACACAGGAGGATTTCGACAGGTTCTGATCTGATGAAATGTGGTGACAGGATGATTCAGAAAGGGTATAATGGTTTCATTAAATCGGAAGTTGTGAAAAGAGGTGTTGTTTTTTGATTCTTGATTATAGTCAGTTTATTACTGAAGAAGGAACAAAAGGAATTGTTAATTTTGTAAGTGCTGATAGAAATGCATCAGTCTTTAGGCACGATTCTATATGTCCATTTTGTAGAAGAAAAATTGAAAATGTAGTATATCAAAAGCATAAATATGATACTCCAGAATGGTTATTTGGTTCTTTTGAGGAATGGGAGTATGTCATTCAATGTGAATCTTGTGGTTGGTGGGAATATAAATATTCAAATTGTAGTGATGCAATTATTGACGGAATTCGTGCATCAGATGTTAAATATTCTTCTGCAATTTTGAAAAGCTATGATGAAGATTCAATAGATGTACCTGTAAAAGCGTTGAGAGAGTATATTTCCAAAAATCCCGAGGTAATCTACAAAATTAATGCACATAAGATGGAAGATTTGGTAAGGTCAGTATTTTCTGATTTCTTTCCGTCTTGCACTGTTAAAAAATTTGGACAAACAAGAGACGGTGGGCGAGATGGTTTACTTATTGACGAAAACGGACAACAATTTTTGCTCTCTATTAAACGAAGAGAATCACCAAATGCTACTGAAGGAGTGAGTACATTACGAGATCTAATAGGGGCAACAATTGTTGAAGATAATGTTAAAGGTTGTATTATAGTTTCCACAGCGGATCATTTTTCAAAATCTGCAAAGGATTATGTAGGGAAAGTATTATCTAAAGATATAATAACAACATTTGATTTGATTGATTGTAAAGAATTTTTGAGAATTACTGATTTAACCAGAAATAAATTACCAATTGCATGGGAAAATCTCATTAAACTATGAGAAAATAATTTCAATTTGATAATGTTTTTACAACACTATAGTTTTTAGTTTTGTGGAAAGAGAAATAATGTTAAAGGCATTTGTCAGGGATGGCAGGTGCTTTTTTTGTACCTTTTTTATGGGATTTAGGGGGGGAGCCGTATGGCAGGGAACAGAATCAGGGGGATCACTGTCGAGATTGGCGGCGATACCACGAAATTGCAGACTGCCCTGAAAGGGGTTAATACGGAGATCAGGAATACGCAGAGCCAGCTGAGGGATGTGGAGAAGCTTCTGAAGCTGGATCCGGGGAATACGGAGCTGATCGCGCAGAAGCACAGGCTGCTGGCACAGGCGGTTTCTGAGACCAGGGAGAAGCTGGAGACTTTGAAGACTGCGCAGCAGCAGGCGGATGAGGCACTGCGGAACGGGACGATTTCCCAGCAGCAGTATGACGGGCTGCAGAGGGAGATTGTTGAGACGGAGCAGGAACTGCGGAGACTGGAACAGCAGGCAGAGCAGTCTGCAACTGCTTTGCAGAAGATCGGGGCAACCGGGGAGAAGTTGCAGGCAGTGGGGGATAAAGTCTCTGGTGTGGGACAGAAGCTGCTTCCTGTGACGGGAGTGGTGACAGGGCTTGGAACGGCGGCGATGAAAACTGCCGCTGATTTTGACTCTGCGATGAGCAGGGTGGCGGCTGTGTCCGGGGCAACGGGATCTGATTTTGATAAGCTCAGGGATAAGGCCAGGGAGATGGGTGCCAAGACAAAGTTTTCTGCGACTGAGGCAGCGGATGCCATGAATTACATGGCAATGGCCGGATGGAAGACGGAGGATATGCTGTCCGGTATTGAAGGTGTTATGTATCTGGCTGCGGCATCCGGGGAAGACCTTGCAACGACTTCTGATATTGTGACGGATGCGCTGACGGCTTTTGGGCTGACTGCAGCGGATTCGGGACATTTTGCAGATGTGCTGGCGGCTGCTTCCAGTAATGCCAATACCAATGTGTCCATGATGGGTGAGACGTTTAAGTATTGTGCGCCGGTTGCAGGGGCTTTGGGATTTTCGGTTGAGGATACGGCAGAAGCGATCGGGCTGATGGGGAATGCGGGTATCAAGGCTTCCCAGGCTGGTACTTCCATGCGTTCCATTATGACCAATCTGACCGGGGATGTAAAGCTGTCGGGGGCGGCGATCGGGGATGTGACCATTGCTACCACAAATGCGGATGGTTCCATGAGGAGCCTGTCTGCGATCCTAGCTGACTGTAGGGTGGCTTTTGGTGGAATGACTGAGGCAGAGAAGGCGAATAACGCGGAGACTATGGTTGGAAAGAATGCAATGTCCGGGTTCCTTGCACTGATGAATGCGGCTCCGGAGGATATTGCAAAGGTGTCCGGGGCAGTGAATAACTGTAAGGATGCGGCAAAGAACATGGCGGATACCATGCAGGATAATCTGGAAGGCCAGCTGACTATTCTGAAGTCACAGCTTCAGGAACTGGCGATTTCTTTCGGGGATCTGCTGATGCCTGCGGTGCGGAGTATTGTTTCCGGACTGCAGGGGATGGTGGATGTGCTGAATGCCATGCCGGACGGGGTGAAACGTGTGATCATGATCGTTGCACTTCTGGCTGCGGCTCTGGGGCCTGTGCTGATCGTCATAGGCAAGACTCTTTCGGCCATTGGAACGATTATGACATGGGCACCGAAGCTTGCCGGTGCGATCAGTGCAGTGAAGGGTGCTTTTGCGGCGCTGAGTGCCACGATGATGGCGAACCCTATTGCCATTGTGATCGCTGCCATTGCAGCTTTAGTGGCGGCATTTATTTATCTGTGGAATACGAATGAGGAGTTCCGGCAGTTCTGGATCAGGCTGTGGAATGAGATTAAGGAAGTCGCTGTCCAGGTATGGACGGCGGTTTCCCAGTTTCTGGTTTCTGCATGGAACGGGATCCGGAATACGGCGGTGGCTGTATGGAATGGGATCAGGGATTTCTTTTCCGGTCTGTGGGCGGGGATTAAGACGCTGTTCACAACGGTTGTCACTGCAATTTCTACTTTCCTTGTGGGAGCGTGGAATGGGATCCGTGCAACGGTTATGGCGGTGTGGAATGCGATTTCTGCATTTCTTGGTTCTGTCTGGAATGGGATTAAGTCTGTCATTACAAATGTGGTGAACGGCATCCGGACATTTTTGCAGACAGCGTGGAATGGAATCAGAACAATTATCACTACGGTGATGAATGCGATCCGGACGGTGATCTCTACGGTCTGGAATGGTATCCGGACAATTATTTCTACCGTGCTGAATGGAATCAGGGGAACTGTCAATTCCGTGTGGAATGGGATCCGGAATAGGATTTCTTCTGTGGTAAACGGGATTAAGAATACAGTTTCCGGTGCTTTTAACGCCATGTGGTCCGGGATCCGGAGTACGATTTCCGGAATCTATAATACCATCCGGGACGGGCTGGGAAATGCGGTGAACTATATTACGGGTCTTGCGTCTGCCGGATGGCGGTGGGGTGCGGATATCATCAATGGTATTGTAAACGGTATCCGGAGCTGTATTGGTGCGGTTGCCAATGCGGTGACGGATGTGGCGAACACGATTCGTTCCCATCTGCATTTCTCGGTTCCGGATGAAGGTCCTCTTACGGATTTCGAGAGCTGGATGCCGGACTTTATGAGTGGTCTGGCTGAGGGTATTGAGAAGAGCAGGGGCATGGTGAAGGCGGCTGTGAACAGTGTGGCTGCGGATATGGTGGTTTCACCGCAGATGGCTGTGGCTGACGGCGGGGTGATGACCGGTGCAGGAGTGTTCGGTAGTGCGGATTTGACGGCTGGCATTGTGTCGGCGCTGAAGGATGTGCTGGGTGATCAGAAGGGACAGCAGGGGGATCTGGTGATTCCGGTTTATCTGGGAAACCAGCTGCTGGATGAAGTGATTGTGACGGCACAGCAGAGAATGAGTCTGAGGAGCGGAGGTAGATAGGATGGCTTTTTTTCAGTATCTTGTGTTTAACGGGGAGAACCTGCCGCTTCCGGATTCTTATGAGGTAGAGCTGGAGGATGTGGAAGCGGATTCCGGCGGTGAGACGGAGGCAGGGACGACACAGAGGGATGTGGTGCGGCATGGTGTTGCGCGGATCCCGGTGTCGTTTTCTGTTACGGCGAAGTGGCTTAAGAAGCTGGCAGGGTATGCGAAGTTGGATAAGATCAGCGTGCAGTATTTTGATGTGGAGACATCGGAGCTGAAACTGTCTGAGATGTATGTGACTGGGTATAAGGCGAAGCTGAAAAAGGATACCAGTTATAAAGGGCTTTGGACGGTGAGTTTTACGTTGAAGGAGATGTAGGGAGATGGTATAATGGGAGCATCAAATCGTTGTTTGTAACGAAGATATTTGCGATGAAAGGAATTAAGATTGAGTTATTGGGGATTGCAATAATATTTTTAGGAATTGCTGTGACAACAAATAATTTTTGGGGATATGTCCTAGGTGTTCTTGGATTTGGCGTCGCTGTAGTTGGCTGTTTTCTAAAAGATAATCACTGATAACTTCTTGTTTGAAAAATTGAGAAAACGTAATATTGAACAAAAAAGAAATGCACAGTTCTTAGCTTATCGTGAACTATGCATTTTTGTAAATAAATACTTTTAATTAGCCGATTACGGCATCCTCTGCTGTAAAATGTTTCAGAGAATTTTCTTTTACCTGAATGCAGATATAAGTAATTCCAGAAATATCGGATGCAAAAAACTGACGCTTTGCAGCAGGTGCGATTTTTAGCCAGTCTCCAGTTGAAAGGCTGATTTCTTCTCCATCAATTATGGCTTTGCCGTTACCTGAAAGAATTCCATAGATTTCTTCATTTTCTTTATGAGAATGAACAAATGGGACATTTGCTCCTGCAGGTAGTTCGTTTAAACTGATTTCTGCACCTGTTAAAGACAACTTTTCATGCAGCTCAATTCGGTTTTCCTTTCCAATAGTTGTTTTTGTGTAATTTGCCATAATAAACCTCCATAGTTAATTTGTAGTTTCTGGTTGCTTGGTATTAGTATAGTGTGAGACACATACAAAAACAAGTACGCACCTTTTTGTAACTGTACACTCAAAAATGAATGTGTTACAATAGACTCGGAGGTGAGAATTATGCGAGCAAAAGAAGAATTACCGGAATGCCCAGTTGCAACAGCAGTATCTCTTATCGGAGGAAAATGGAAACTGCTGATTTTGCGTAACTTGAAAGAGCGTCCATGGAGATTCAATGAGCTGCAACGAAGTATAGATGGTATTTCACAAAAGGTTTTGACAGATAGTTTAAGACAAATGATGAGTGATGGGCTGGCATATCGCCACGATTACCATGAGCAGCCACCGAGAGTTGAATACGGCTTAACGGAACTTGGAACAAAAATGCTTCCAATTGTTAATTCACTTGCTGACTTTGGTAATTACTATAAATCAATTATTGAACAGAATTAAGGACGTTAGTATTTGAAAAGCTCGAACAATTCAAGTTTGCCGAAATATTTTTATAACTTTCCCTATTTTACAGGCTTTTTAGCCTATTCATTAGTGATGATATGTATTTTCCCTTATTTTTGCCCTTATGAGATAATCGTAAGGGAAATAAGGGAAAGTTTTATTTAGTCGTTGCCTGCCACTTTATCAAGTAACTTTGCTGATTCCCGTTTGGCTTTTCTCGTGGAGTGAGCGTAGACATTCATTGTGGTACTGACATCTGAGTGTCCTAACAGTTCCTGCACATCCTTTGGTGCTGCTCCATTTGCCAGAAGGTTGCTTGTATAGGTGTGTCGCAGCTGGTGAAAATGAAATCCTTCAAATCCATCCAGTTTCTGAGCAATCTTCCTACAAATAGTTCCTAACGTGCTTGGCAGTTCCAAACTTCCATCCGGTCTTAAGCAGACAAAGGATATTTCCTTATAATCCTCTGGAACATTCTCTGTTCCGTCCAGATGATAGAACTCATAGTAAACTCTGTTTTTGTCTTTTACTTCTCTGTAGTAGTTTTTGTGATAAAGTTCTCCGTACTGCATCCGGTTTTTAAGC